TGCGAGATGGTTGGTCAGGTGCTGCTGCGCCATTACCCGAACCACCAGTGGTTAGTGCAGGCGGATCGACGTAAGGGGTTGATCGATATCCGTAACCTGTCGCTGGATGGGCAAATGGGCTGCCGGATACCGATGGACGGCTATGCGACGGCTTCGGAATTGGAAAGACTGGCGATGCGCTACGGCGGCGAGATTCTTGAGCGGTATCATGTTGAGCGCGGACGTTTGAACCAGGAGAGAGTTGACGAGCTGCCGACCGATTTTTCAGGACGGCTGAGGGCTGATCAATGAGCGAAGAGCAGGCATTGCAGACAACGGAAAAACCGAATGATGCGTTCTGGATCAAGCTGGCAAGCGATGCCAACACGGCGTCATCCAATTTTTTCGACGCGAATATTCGCAGTCGGATGATAAAGGATATCCGCCAGTTTCAGAGTCAACATCCTGAAGGCTCAAAATATTTCACTGATTCTTACCGCCTGAAAAGCAAATTGTTCCGCCCGAAAACACGATCTGCAATCCGTAAAGACGAGGCAATGGCAGCCGGAGCCTTTTTCTCAACCGAGGATGTGGTCAGTTGCCAGCCGGTGGATAAGGATGATCCTGAACAGATCGACAGTGCCAAATTTCAACAGGCGTTGCTTCAGATACGCTTGACGCGTCAGCACCCTTATGGATTGCCGTGGTTCCTGACTTGTCAGGGGGCTTACCAGGAATCCGAAGCGGTGGGGATTGTCGCGTCGTTTCAGCAGTGGAAATACAATAAAAAGAAAAAGATCGACCGTGCGGATATTACTTTGTTACCGCCTGAAAATGTGCGTTTTGACCCGGCGGCGGATTGGCGTGACGTGGTGAACACGTCGCCATATCTGATTATTTACTGGCCGATGTATCTGAAGGATGTACGAGCGCGAATGTTTCCAGGGCGAGATGGGGATGAGCCGAAGTGGCGTTATTACCCGGATGGAACGATTTTAAGCGCGAGCAAGACCAGTGATACCATGCGCCAGGCGAGGGAGAATAACGGCACGGATTCGAAGCAGGTCAATAGCGCAAACAATGATTTTACTATCGTCTGGGTGCATCAGAATATTATCGAGGTCGAGGGTTTCGATATTTTCTATTACACCCTGGGAGATACAAAGTTGTTGTCTGATCCAGCCATGGTTGAGGATGAATACCCTCAGGGACGTCCTGTAACTGTTGGTTTTTCGATTGTCGAAGCGCACAAGGCTTATAAGTCAAGCGAGTGTGAGTTGTCACGCGATATCCAGACGGAAATCAACGACGTTGCAAACCTGCGGATCGATAACGTCAAGCTGAGGCTGAACAAGCGCTACTTTGCCAAGCGCGGCAAGAATATCGATCTGCGTTCGCTGACGCGGAATTCTCCGGCGTCGGTGACGTTGATGGATGAGCCGAACAGCGACGTCAAGGTGGTGACGACGGATGACGCGACGGCCAGCAGTTACCAGGAACAGGACCGTTTGAACCTGGACTTTGATGATTTGATGGGGTCTTTTTCCGGTTCGAGCGTGGCGACAAACCGTCAACTGAACGAAACGGTCGGCGGTATGGAGCTGTTGAATTCGAGCGCGGACCAGGTGTCTGAATATAAGCTGAGGACGTTTGTCGAAACCTGGGTGGAGCCGACTTTGCGACAAATTCTGATACTTGAGCAGACGCACGAGAACGATGAGAAAATCTTGAAAGCGGCGGCCATGACGGCTGGGATACCGCTGGAAAAGGTGACTCTGGCGTTGTTGACCAACGAGGTGCTGCTTGGGGTTAACGTAGGGATCGGGGCGATTAATCCGCAAATGCAACTGCGGCGGTTTGTGGCGGCTATGAAATTGTTGTCGGAAATTCTGGGACCGGACTTTTTGAAACGGCAGTTGTCTCCGGGAGAGCGGGAAATTGTGAAAGAGGTGTTCGGCAAGAGTGGATACCGTGACGGCAGCCGGTTCCTGATCCCGCAACAGGAAGAGCAAGAGCAGGAAGACCCGCGCCTGGTTCAGGCTGTTCAGATGATCGAGCAGCTACAGCAGGCGTTAGATGCGAAACATCCACCAGAAGTGGTGCAGGCCCAGGTTGAGAAGTTGTTGGCAGAAGCCGGGAAGATTCGTGAAGAAACCGAATTAAAGCGGGTTGAGACGACGAATAAGCGGGTTGAATCACTGTTTGGAGCAATGAATACGGCACAGACCGCAGTGACGGTGCCGGGTGTTGCTCCGGTGGCTGACGCGATTGCCAGGAGCGCCGGGTTTGAAGATCAGGACGGTGGAGATTCGCTGCCGAGAACAGAGCGGTTGCTGCTGCCGGAAGAGGCGACGATTGACAAGAACACGTCGCCGATGAGTCCGGCAAACCCGCAGCGTGGCATGATGACGGGGATTGAGTCGGGACGTCAGGCTGAGCTTGTTTCTGATTAAGGTGTTCATTAACATAATGAACAAGGAAAGCGGAGATTATGAGCCGGGACGATAAAGAACTTTTAAACCGGGTTGATTTGGGGATCGAGACCGAGGCGTTTTTAAACAGCCGGATTGGTCAGTACCTGGTTTCCGGGTTGGAGAAAAGAGAGGAAGAGGCGGCCACGAAGCTGAAGACAACCGATCCGAACAATATCGCGGAAATAGTCAGGTTGCAGTTGATCTGCGGAATCAGTGGAGAAATTACCAGTCTACTGGGTGGACTGATCGAGGAAGGATGGCAGGCAGAACGTTTACTCAATGGAGAGGAGAGTTAAATGGAAAACGAGGCTACCCGACAGGGCGCTGATGTGAAAACCGAAACGGAAGAGCGGCCAAAGACCGCTCGCGAGTTGGCGATGGATGGAATTGAGGAACGTCATGACGAATATGTCGACGGTCAGATCCAGAGCCAAAACCCTGAAGCTGAAGAGACCACGGATGATGAAAAAGCGGTATTGGTTGACGAACCTGCGCGATACAAGGTCCGCGTCAAACTCGGCGACAGGGAGGAAGAAAGGGGACTTGATTCGGTGGTGAATGAGCTACAGACGCTGCAAGGGCGTGTGCGCTCGATGTCAGGCCGGGAAACGTCCCTACAGGCGGAACTGCAGAAGTTGCAGGAAAGAAGCCAGCAGCTGGAGCAACAACTGACTGCGCAGGTGCAGGCGGCGGTCGACGAGGGAACCACGGACCTGTCCGATGAGGATGTTGAGGCCCGCGTTGCCGAAGTGACCAGAGCGCTTGAAGATGGCGATGAAGAGAAGGTGGCGGAGTTTTTCAAGGATGTCTACAAAGGGCGGCAGCAACAGCCTACCCAGACGTTAGACGAAGACAAGATCAAGTCCAAGGTCAAGACGGAACTGAAGTCCGAACTTGACAAGGAGCGGCTTACTGAGGAAAACGCCAAGATATGGAACGAGTTTGTCGAAGATAACACTGATTTTCAGGAGCAAAAAGACCCGGAAACAGGGGAAACGGTTGTTTCTGAAAAGAGGCAGTATGGTGACTTTGTTTTCGCACGGGACTACCAGGATAAGGTCGTCAAAGGTGAAATCAGCTACCGCGAGGCGCTGGACGAAACCGCCAAAGCTGTGAGCAAGGTGTTTGACAAACCGGAACCGGAAGAGAAAAAGACCGAACTCGAAAAACGCCAGGAGCGCAAGCAGGAGCTTGACCAGTTGCCGGTTGCCGCCAGTGTCGTGGCACGCGGTGCAGAAGAAACCGGTGAAGAAAAACCGGCGGAGATTATTGCGGAAATGCGCAAAGCACGCGGACTGCCAGCGTAACAGCGACCGCCGGGAGGCGGACGGATTAACGTAAACCTATTGGGTTGCGGCTCGAAGGCGGGCCGCGCCCTTCAAAGCTACCGTCGGGAGACGGAAGGGAGGAACGAAATATGGCTGGACAGCTTTGGGTGACAAACACCCTTGGCGGTTATTTAAGCGCCAAAAACCTTTCAAAAGAGCTGCGCAACGTGGTGCAGCCGATGGTGAAGTTTCGCCAGTTTGCCAGTCTGCATGATGCAGTCGGCAAGCACAAAGGGCAGCTCTTTCATTGGGATGTCGTTTCTGACGTGGCAACGCAGGGGACCGTGTTGACGGAAACCAGTACCATGCCGGAAACAAACTTCACAATCACCCAGGGAACCATGACGGTGACGGAATACGGGAACAGCGTACCGTACACCGGCGTGTTGGATGATCTTTCGGAGATCCCGGTGCGCAACCTGGTGAACACGGCGATGAAGAACGATGCGAAGAAGGCGTTCGATATCGCTAACCACGCGCAGATGAACAGCACTTTGCTGCGAGTTGTGCCGACCGGCGGAACGGCGACGGATGCCGTAACCCTGACCCTGAACGGGACGGCAACGGCAACCAACAATGTGGCGTTCAACAAGGACCATGCTAAAGCGATTGTCGACCTGATGAAGGAGCGGAATATCCCGCCATACATGGGTGACGATTATATGGCGATTGCCTGGCCGACCACGCTGCGCACGTTTAAGAACGATCTGGAGGGGATACACCAGTATACGCCCCAGGGTTTCCAGATGATCATGAACGGCGAGATCGGACGTTATGAAAACACCCGCTATGTGGAGCAAACCCATGTGGCCAAGGGGAGTTGGAGTAATGGGGCCAGTGACTGGATTTTCTTCTTCGGTGAAGATGCGACCAGTGAGGGCATTGCGGTGCCTGAAGAGGTGCGCGGTAAGTTGCCGGGGGATTATGGCCGCAGTCGCGGGGTGGCCTGGTACTACCTTGGCGGGTACGCGAAAAACCGCCTGGCCGCTGCTGATGAGCGGATCGTCAAGTGGGATTCTGCAGCCTGATCGGTTGCTGATGAAATAGGGTTGGGAGACGGGTTCTCCCAGCCCACCTTTTAAAACGAAGAGGAGTGAAACATGAGTGGCGACAAAAACGGTCAACGTTTGCCGGATGGAAAATGTCACGGGCGGGATTTGCCGGACCGGGGTGTTTCGACGGGCGTTGAAGATACTTACGGAGCCGGTAAAGGCGGGCTGAAACGCGGGTACACAGATCGGCAGGGTATCAGCAACGCGACCAAGAGCGATAAGTAGTTAGTGGCTTGTCGAGTTTATTTATTTTAAACCATGTTAAGGAGAAACGCGTATGGCAAAGGGAAAGCGTAAGCTTGATAAAAACGCACCATACGGCCAGGTTTATGGCAGTGGTCGTGCGGCCTACGAGCAGTTTGGAATTCTGTTCGACGTGGAAGGAAAAGAGCTGCCTGGGCAGGAGGAGATTGAATCGATTGAGGTTCAGGCTCCCGTGGTTGTCGATGACGCCAAGGTCCCTGTATTGGTTGCCGAGATTGAAAAACTTGGCAAGCAGAATGCTGAGCTGAAAGAGCAGCTTGAGCGGGCTGTTGCCGACAAGGACAATGCCGATGCGGAAAAAGCTGAAGTTCAGGGACAGCTTGATACGGCTGAGGTTGAAATCAAGCGCTTGAACGGTCTGATCGATGAGCTTGATGTTAAGGCGGACGAGACCGCACAAACCGACAAGAAAACCACGAGCAGGGGAAAGAAAAACGTTGGGGTGGCTTCAAGCACTGACGAACAGCTGGATCTACAACAGGGTGGAAAAGCTTAATGTCTTGGTCAATTGACGGTCCGCAGGGTTTTGAAAGTCGCAAGATCAAATACCTTCTTCCCCGGTATACCAGGGGAAGGGGGTTGGAGATCGGCTGTGGCATGGAAAAAGCCTATCCGCATTTTATCGGGATCGACAATGGGCACCATTTCGGTCAGGGCGCGGCGGATATCGTGTCCGAGGCTGATGACTTATCGATGTTTGCAAGCGATAGCCTGGACTTTGTGTTCACGTCGCATCTGCTGGAGCACATGCCTGACATGGCGGCGGCGTTGGCCGAGTGGAGCCGGGTGATCAAGCCGGGCGGGTATTTGTGCCTGTACGTGCCGAGCGCGAATCTGTATCCGAAGTGCGGGGAGCCGGGAGCGAATCCGGACCATAAGCACGATATCTATCCAGGCGATATCGAAAAGTTGCTGGAGGGGGCATGGCAACAAGTCGAATGCGAAGAGCGGAGCGGTGGAATCGAGTACAGCCTGTTCGAGGCTTATCAAAAGCTTGAGCCGGGGATGGATATGGTTGTGAAGCCGGGAGTCGGCGAGCCGAATAAGCCGAAGGTTTGCGTCTGCCGGTTCGGCGGGTTCGGCGATATGCTGCAGACGGCGCTGGTGTTCCCGCGTTTAAAAGAGCAGGGATACCATGTGACGGTGATGACCACGCCGAAGGGGCAAAACGTTTTACGCAACGATCCTTTTATTGATGACTGGTATATCGTTGATCAGGATCAGGTTCCAAACAATGAGCTGGTAGCATTTTGGGCAGAGCAGGAAAAGCGCTTTGCTAAATTTATCAACCTGTCTGAATCAATTGAGGGAACGCTGCTGGCGATACCGGGACG